AGTGAAGCCAAGTATGCATGTTCGACTAGACTATTGCTCACCACAAACTTTTGCGATGTCGCGATGTTGGCCTGTACGCTACGACGCATTGCCTCTGAATACTTGCCTTGCTGATATCCGTAGATGCCCCGCTTGGGGTTTGCCAAGGCGGTCAATAGCACGTTGGACAGGGTGGGGCGTGTGGCCCCAATAGCTGTCTTAAGCGATGATATGGCTTGATCGTACTTATCTTTCATGGCTCACACCTCGTTCATTGAAGCGGCGCGTTTCAAGACACGGGCGCGTTCTTTTTGACTCAGGCCAGATATGACATTCAGAACCTTGATTGCATATTGGCGCTCATGCTCTGCCTTGAAAGTTTGATTGCGCGGCTTGGACAGACCCAGCTTTGCGAGTGTCTCAGGATTCAGTTCGTCAAATTTGATGGTCATTTCGTTCTCCACTAGATTGGTCATTCTCTGCGATTCTACTCTCACTGTTTACTATTGTCAACAGCCAAATCATCGTGGTAGTCATCACGATAGTCGATAATTTAGAAAAGTTGTTGCGACGGGCCTAAAAAATCTATTAGTGTCTTTCAACCACGATGACCAATGGAGATGAATATGAGTTGGGATGCCCTGAAAATTGCGGCCTCATCGCGTTGCAGAACGCCTACAGCCAAGCTCGTCTTAATCATGCTGGCGAACTACGCTGATGAGAACTATTCAAGCTATCCATCAAATTCAAAGCTATCCGACTTGTGCGGCTGTGATGAGCGCACCATCAAACGTGCGATCAAAACTCTTGTCGAGGATGGCCTTGTGAGGGTGACGCCACGCTTTAGTAAGGACGGTAAACAGACCAGTAACAGCTTCACAATCATCACGAACAGGGGTGACAAAAATGACGGGGTGGGGGTGACAAAAATGCCCCCCAATACTATCAGAGATATACCCGTTATTAAGGAATCAAAGAGGGGTGACAAAAATGTCTATCCCAAGGAATTTTTAGAGTGGTGGGATTTATATCCACGCAGCGACGGCTCCAAGAAAAAGGCTTTTGAAGCATGGGTCAAAGCCCAGCCTTTGATTGACCAAGACGATCTTGTGAGCGCGACCAAGATGTTCGCAAGAGCCTGCCACGGCAAAGACAAGACCTACATTGCCCACGCGACCACTTGGCTAAATCAAAGGCGTTGGGAAACCGTGCAGGAAGCACAAGCAATAACCACGAACCGCAACCAATTAGCAGGATGATGACTGATGCAGGAGTTAATTGATCAAGGAATCCGATTACGTTCTTATTCAGAGGGTGATCACAAAACGACATGCCCCCAATGTTCAAGCGGTAGGCGCAACAAAACAGACCCGTGCCTATCGGTCACCATTAAACCTGATGGGGGCGTCGTATGGAAATGCCATCACTGTGAGTGGGTTGGTGGGGCTGGCGGGGCTGAAAGGCCCGTGTACGGGCGTCTGAGGGCGTTTAAAAGGCCATCCAAGCCAGAAGGTCAGTCTGTAAACGATCAGGTGGCGTCGTGGTTTGCAAAACGGGGCATCTCGCAGTCTACGGTTTCACGATTCCAGATTTACAGATCAGAACAGCATCTGGGCAATGGGCCAGAGGGGTGCGTGTCGTTCCCCTACTACAAAGACGGTGAACTGGTAAATATCAAGCACCGCACCAAAGACAAGCGATTCCGTCAGGAAAAGGACGCCGAAAGGACGCTTTACAATATCGATAGCGTCAAGGCTCACTGGGACAAGAGCGGCTCCAAAGAGGTGATCTTCGTTGAGGGTGAGATGGATGTGCTGTCTCTTGTAGAGGCTGGGTTTGACCATGTGGTCAGCCTGCCTGATGGCGCACCAAAAGAAGCCAAGTTCGATGCCAATGATAAGCGGTTTGCGGCACTGCAAAATTGCGAATGGCTCAACAATGCTGAAAAGGTCATTCTAGCTGGCGATTGTGATGCCGCAGGGAAGGCACTACAGCTTGAACTAATCCACAGATTTGGAAAGGATCGTTGCTGGACTGTCGAGTGGCCTAATCTACACGATATTCAAACCAAAGACGCCAATGAGTGTCTGGTTCACCACGGCGCAGAGGTGGTGGTCGAGGTCATCGAAAACGCCACGCCGTTCCCCATAGATGGAATCTACACGGTCAAAGATTATCAGCGTGAGGTGCAGGACATCTATTCTGGCAATGTCCAGAAGGCGATCAGCACAGGGTTTGATAATCTTGATCAAATCTACAAGGTGATGCCATCGACATTCTGTCTGGTGACAGGGGTGCCAAATCATGGAAAATCCAACTTTCTGGATCAGCTAACCGTGAATCTAGCCCGTAATGAGGGGTGGCGGTTTGCGGTCTTCAGCCCTGAACACTCAACGGCAAATCACATCAGGCGGTTATCAGAGAAGGTTGTTTGCAAGCCATTTGACGATGGACCCAGTGACCGCATGACCCGCGAGGAGTTGGGTGATGCCATGATGTTTCTGGATGAAAAATATTATTTCATCGAAAGCCGTGACACGATCCCAAGCATTGATTGGCTATTAGGCAAGGCCAAAGCGGCCTGTTTGCGGCATGGTGTGAAGGGGATTGTCATTGATCCTTATAATGAAATTGATGCCAGCCGTGAGGGCAACAAGCGGGAAGATGAGCATATCAGGGATTTGATATCGGCCTGCAAGCAGTTCTGTCGGAGCCATAACGTCTGTATGTGGATGGTTGCCCACCCAGCCAAAATGCAACGAAATCAAGAGGGTATCATCCCGCCGCCAAGCCTGTATGATGTAAGTGGGTCAGCCCATTGGAACAACATGACCGATGTGGGGCTGGTGATACACAGGGATTTTGAAACCGATCAGACTAGGGTGATAACCCGAAAGGTGAGGGAACAGGGTCTATATGGGGCGATAGGTGAGGCTTACTTCAATTATGATGTCACCCAGCATGTCTACCACCCAGTCATGGGAGTGTTGTGATGATGGCTTCAGGATTTGAAAAGCTCCAAGAGCTTAAAGACAAGATGTTGGCACCTCTGTTTGAAAAGCGGCGTCACCTTGGCTGTGAAGCATGTGGCCACACCTTTTATGGCTATTACACAAAAGAGCCACAAACGGTGTTTGATTTTGCAGTCACCCTTGAAGAAGGGGCATCTGTTTTTCTCCCGCCATGCCCAATTGAGTCGTGCGGCATGGGAACCGCAGGCATCTATGATGCTCAAACAGCACTGCATCACTTTCTGAAACGCAAAGAAAAAGAACGCAAGAAAGCAGAGCGTAAAGCAAAAAAAGATGCGGAACCTGTAAGGGTAAGCAAAAAGCTGACTTACTCAAACAAGCAATCCTTTAATGATAGGATTGATCACCTAGCCGCGAATCCAGATGAAATGACCAAGTATGAGATCATGTCGTCTTACTTCATGGATCAAGTGTTTTGGAAAAAGTTTGGTGCGGGATGTCACACGCTTGAATCCAGACATTTCACGATCAAGAAGCGCCTTTGGGATGGCACATATATGAGCAATTCTGGAAAAACACGGATGGGCGGGTTTACTGCCTACTTTGAGGTAACAAATAATCAAACTGGGAAGGTGAGGGAAGTTGGGACAAAATCTGTAAATGCCGCTTTAGACAGAAGAACAAACAGAAGGAATGACTCTGATAGAAACTTTGGTCTTCCAAACAGTAGGGGGTACAGATGAGATCATTAAATCTTGGACAGAATCTGGCCGTGTGGTATCATTCGCCCGATCCAGCAGCATCTCCACGTTGTTGTGGTCTTCGTGGTTGCAAGGGGGAGTTTGGTCGCTTCCCCTTGCTTTCGTTCAATTGACAGATTCGTCATGCAAATGATAATCTCGAAATTGACTTGGGCCGTTACTCAACTTGTAACTTTAACCAAATCTGCGAACCGTCTTGCGGTTAGTTTTTGGTGTCGGTGGCAAGATTTTGTGTTTCGACAGCGGCTCAAGTCACCACCCCACACAGTGGCGGTTGATGCCAAGGTCAGGGTGTTCCGCTATGTACCGCACGACCAAATCCCACAATATGAGCGCATGGGCTATGTTTGCCCCACCCCAATCAAGGGGCATCACGGATTCTGGTCAGTAATCATGGAGTGGCCCGATGATAATCCACGGTGACTGCTTAGAGGAAATGAAGAAGCTGATTGATGACGGCGTAAAGGTAGATGCCGTCGTCACTGATCCCCCATATCACCTCACATCCATTACGGAGCGGTTTGGCAAAGAAGGCTCTGCCCCAGCCCAGCATGGCACAGACGGGGCGTTTGCAAGGGCGTCACGCGGCTTTATGGGCAAAGAATGGGACGGGGGTGACATAGCGTTTCGCGCAGAGACATGGGCCTTATGCTTTGAGCTATTGAAAGCAGGGGGGCATTTACTGGCGTTCTCTGGTAGCCGCACATACCACCGCATGGCCGTCGCAATAGAGGATGCAGGGTTTGAAATCCGCGACCA